AACATGCGGCACCTTCGGCCGTGGCTGGTCCAGGCAGGGTTCACGGAAGAAGAAATCGACGCGAAGTTCGTGGAATTCGGGCAGGGGTATCAATCCATGTCGCCAGCGCTGCGCGATCTGGAATCGGTCCTACTGGACAGCCGCTTGCGTCATGGTGGCCATCCGGTGCTGACCATGTGCGCCGCGAACTCGGTGGTCAAGGGCGACGAAGCCGGCAACCGGAAGCTGGACAAACGCAAGTCGAGCGGCCGGATTGACGGCATGGTGGCCTTGGCGATGGCTGTGGGGAGCATGCCGATGCAGCAAGAAACGCATGAAATCGACTATCAGCCCGGCCAGATGTTCGCCTGATGTTCGCCTGGCTGAGACGCAAATCGATCAGGGCGCAGAGCAACACCCTGACGACATCCGAAGACCTTGCGCAAGCGCTCAGCGCGGTGCTGCATGGGCCGGCGAAATCCGGCGCTGCCGTGACGCCCGATACCGCCATGCGGCAGGCCACGGTCTATGCGTGCGTGCGGATCATCGCCGAAAGCATCGCCCATCTTCCGCTGGTGGTGTATCGACGCGACGGCGAATCACGGATTCCGGCGCGTGATCTGCGGGTCTATACGCTGTTGCATGATCGACCGAATGAGTGGCAAACGTCCTATGAGTTCCGCGAGCTGCTGACAAAGGATCAAGAGCTGCGCGGTAACGGATACGCGCGCATCGTGCGCAACTACAGGGGCGAGCCGGATGAGCTGATCTACCTGCCGTCGGATTTGGTCAGGCCGCAGCAGGACCCGCGAACGCTGGCGGTGTCCTACCAATACAGCCAGCCAAGTGGTAAGACCGTGGTGCTGCGCCGTGACGAAGTGTTCCACATTCGCGGCATGGGCAACGGGCTGGTAGGGCTGGACCCGGTGAGCTATTACCGCGAGACGGTGGGCGATGCGATCGCGCAGCAGGAGCACGGCAGCCGCTTTTTCAGCAACGGCGCCAAGCCGCTGGGGCTGCTCGAAGTGGCGGCGGGCACGAACATCGGACCGGCAGCACAGAAGGCGCTGCGAGACGATTTCAATTTGTTGTATTCCGGCAGCGAAAACGCGCACCTTACGGCAGTTCTTCCCGGTGGCGTTAGCTACAAGCCAGTAGGGATCAGCAACGAAAACGCGCAGTTCCTTGAATCCCGCGCGTTCACACGCACCGAGATATGCGGGCTGTTCCGGGTGCCGCCGCACAAGGTCGGCGACCTGTCGCGGGCAACGTTCAGCAACATCGAACACCAGGCGCTCGAATTCGTGACGGATGCACTGCTGCCGCGTCTGGTGCGGTGGGAGCAGGCGATAGCGCGCGATCTGCTGGACGACCCGGCGCTGTTTGCGAAATTCAACGTGGCTGCATTGCTGCGCGGCGATTTCAAGTCACGCCAGGAAGGGCTGCAAATCCAGCGGCGCAATGGCGTGATCAGTGCAAACGAATGGCGAGCGCTGGAAGAATTCAACCCACGGGCAGACGATGGCGGCGATGCGTACATCATCGAAGCCAACATGATGGCCGACACCGGAGACAGCACAGATGTTCAGGAATAGAGCGCAACCGCCGGAGGGGCTGAAACCGCGTCCCTATTTCCTGCGGGCGAAGGGCAGGGCCTTCGAGGCCAAAACCGAATCTGGCACATTCACCATCGGGTTGTACGACGAAATCGGTTATTTCGGCGTCACGGCTGGCGAATTCGCGGCGGCGATCGATCAGGCGGACGGCCGGGACATCCTGCTCAAGATCAACTCACCCGGCGGTGATGTGTTCGATGGCATCGCCATGTACAACGACCTGCTGGCCTATCCCGGCAAGGTCACGGCGCGAATCGTCGGGCTGGCGGCATCTGCGGCGTCCATCGTGGCGCTGGGCGCCGGACGAATCGAAATCGCGGACAGCGCGCATTACATGATCCACAACGCATGGTCTCTGGCAATCGGCGACCGGCACGCATTGCGTGCGCTGGCCGATACCCTGGATGGCGTGGACAAAGGATTGGCCGAAATCTACGCCGAGAAGACGGGATCTACGACCGACGAAATGGCGGCCTTGATGGACGCAGAGACGTGGTTCAAAGGCCATGCCGCCGTCGATGCCGGATTCGCGCACGCGGTTGTCGGCGCCCAGAATGCAAACGCGGCATTCGACCTGTCCGTGTTCTCGCGGGTGCCTAAAGAACTGTCGGCAGCGTTGCCGGAATCACCGGAAACGTTGCGAGACGTGGAGCGGATGCTCATGCAAGACGCTGGGCTTAGCCGTTCTCAAGCACGCGCCATGATGCGCGCGTGCAAAACCGCCATGCAAGACGCTGGCGACGATGACAACGCTGCATCATTGCAGCGGTTACTCAACACCATTCGGAGCAAGTGATATGGCAAATCCCGACATCGCCGCGCAACTGACGCAGGCGTTTGAAGAATTCAAGGCCGCCAACGATGAGCGGCTGTCCGCCCTTGAAAAAGGGCGCGTCGATCCGCTGATCGAGTCCAAGGTTGACAAAATCAACGCCGAAATCTCTCGGCTGGAGGCGGCCTGCAACGAGTCGCTGCGCCAGATCGGCAGGCTGACCGTGGGCGGTATCGGCGACCAGGACGATGGCGACATGCGGGCGCACACCCGGAAGTTCATCGCCGGTCGCACCGGGCAGCCGGTGGATGACGTGTCGGACGCGCAAGTCGAGCAATACCGCGCTTATCGCAATGCGTTCCGCGCATACGCCCGCAACGGCGGACAACGCGGCGAGCTGCTGCCGGACAACATCCGCGCAGAACTGTCGGTCGGGTCGGACCCGGACGGCGGGTACTGGGTGCCGTCCGAGACCAGCTCTGCGGTGATCCAACGGCTGTTCGACACGTCCGACATGCGCTCGCTGGCAACGGTCGTGACCATCTCGACGGACTCGCTGGAGCTGCCGACCGACACCAACAGCGCATCGTCTGGTGGCTGGGTTGGCGAAACGGATACGCGCGCAGAGACCGGCACGCCGAAGGTGGGAGTGCAGAAGATCGTGGTGCATGAGCAGTATGCGGAGCCGCACATCACCCAGAAGCTGCTGGACGACGCATCCATCGACGTGGAAGGCTGGCTGGCCGAGAAGATCGCGGACATCCTGACCCGCACCGAGAACACCGCGTTCGTGTCTGGCAACGGTTCCAGCAAGCCGCGCGGATTTCTGGATTACAAGTCGGCGTCTGTCACCACGGCTGACAGCAGCCGCGCATGGGGCGTGCTCCAGCACCTGACTATCGGTGCATCGGGTGCTTTCCCGACCATCAGCGGCTCGGCCGCATCCAACCCGGATAAGCTGTTGGATGTGATCGCTGCGCTCAAGCCGGCCTATCGCGGCGGCGCTGTGTGGACCATGAACCGATCCACCGAAGCCGCCGTCCGCAAGCTCAAGGATGCCGACGGCCGGTATCTGGTGGGCATGGGCAGCCTGGGTGATGGAGCGACCGGGTTCTCCCTGTTCGGATTCCCGATCCGCACGATGGAAGACATGCCGGACATCGCGGCCGATTCGTTCTCGATTGCCTTCGGCAATTTCCGCGTCGGCTACACCATCATCGATCGGCTGGGTATCCGCGTGCTGCGCGACCCCTATACCAGCAAGCCATTCGTCAAGTTCTACACCACCAAACGCGTTGGTGGCGACGTGACGAATTTCGACGCCATCAAGCTGGTCAAGTTCTCAGCCTAACCCTGGCCCCGCTACGGCGGGGCATTTTTCGAGGTAACAGATATGAGCACCACCCGAGACAATGCCAGCGGCAAAAAAGTGGTCACCCATGTGCCGGCGCAAGCCATCACGGCCACCAACACACCGAGCACCGGCGTCGATACGCAGGGATTCGATTCAGTATCGTTCCTGATCTCTGTTGGCACGGTCACCAACATCGCCAACAGCCCGCAGCCGACCTGGAAATTCCACGTCGAGGAATCCGATACCGAGGGGTCCGGCTACGCAGCCGTCACCGACGCATCGCGCATCCTGATTGCCGGCGCCAAATCCCCGGTCACCACGCCGAACGCAAGCACCGGCGTGTTCCTGACCATCGACGACGCGGCCGAGGACGCCACCACGTACCACGTGGGCGTGGTCACCAGCAAGCGGTATGTGCGCGTGGTCGCCACCGCCGCCAACACGCCCGGCAGCACGCCCTACAGCGTGGTCGCCGTGCTGGAAGGCGCGTCGGTACAGCCGGTCAGCAACTAAGGAGCGGGGGCGGCAACGCCCCCGTTTTCCCCATGCCAAGAATCACCATCGTGCGGCCGTTCAGGTTCACGGAAATCACCGAAGTTCATCCGCGCCTGTACGCGCCGGGAGAGCATGACGTGTCCGACCGCTGCGCCGAAGTGGCCATCCAGGAGGGATACGCTATCCCTTTGTCGGATACTGGCCGCCCGTCCCCAGGCTCTGGAGCGGTACCGTCGTCATCATCGGTGCCGGCCCCTCCGCGACGCGGGCGCAGGCCGAAATCGTCCAGGGGCGGGCCAGGGTCATCGCCGTAAACACCAGCTACCGGCTGGCACCATGGGCGGACTTGCTGTATGCCTGCGATTACAAGTGGTGGGACCACTACCGGCC